CGCAGCGATGCATTTGCGCATGCAATACGCAGGTCCGCCCACTCGGGAACGACGCACGTTACTGGCAACGACGGCAGGGCCATCCAACGCGGTTATACGCAGGATCAAATAGACCAGACCTATAAGTGGGGTCGTGAGCGTCCTGACCCTAAGGGTGCTCCGGGTGTCAGTGTCTTTGAGTTGGGAAGTATTGACACACCGGGTACAAAGCGTGGAGTTGTGGCCCATATTCCGTCGATGCAGGAGATAACAGTAAACCCAAGGGTTCCAGTTTCTCCTGTTTCGTCACGGAAGCCACCGAAAAAGAGCAACACGAAGTCGGCACAGGATGCGCAGTTGGCGAAGAAGCGACAAAGGAGTAAAGAAGCCTATGGCGGTTAGCAAGAACTCCAAAGGTGAAAAGGTGTACGGACCTTATGAGGGGTCCAAGAAAAATGGTGGACGCAAGATTTATGTGATCCGTAAGTCTGACGGGTCAACCACCTCCACCGATAAGGCCCGCATGGACTACGAGAAGAGCAGTGGCAAGAAGTTACCCAAGGACACACATGTTGATCACAAGGACAACAACAAGAACAATGATTCCAAGGGAAACCTTCGGGCCATACCAGCCAGTTCCAACATCGCTAAAGGAAACCAGAACAGAAAAAAGAAGAGCCCCTGAGTCAAGTAGGCTGCAGTAGTCGCGATGTTTAGCCAGACCTAGATTCAGTTTTCTACCACCATGGTTGCATGACAACTTCACTTAATGGGTGGCAAGTACCCCCCAAGAAACTCAAAACATTCGCGATCCCGGGTGCCGATCGGCGCGTTACTCTCGATGTTGACGCGGGACGCATCCTTGTCGCTTTGGCCGCTGACTACCATAAAAACATTCGACCCATCGACAAGGGAACATGGGATGAGGGCGGCTTCATCAACCGTGAGGCCCGTCTGGCCGCTGGAGCGAAAAGCAATCACGCATCGGGTACTGCCATCGACCTCAATTGGTCTGAAGAGGGCGCCATGGGGTCCGCATGGGGGAAGAAATTCTTTTCCAACATTGAAGTCCGGCGCCAAATTCTGGTCCTCAAACTGCGTTACGGGTCCGTCCTGCAATGGGGTGGAGACTGGAGAGCCAATGACTACATGCACTGGGAAATTAAGCCCGGAATAAGTCGAACTCAGGTGTTGGCGCTAGCAAAAAAACTGAACATCAACAAAATTGGTAATCGTCTTGCCGCGGTACCAAAACGGCGTATTGTCGCAAAGCCGCCGACAAGTGCGTAACGAAGAGTTTGGTGCGGGTCAACCCAGTGATGAACTCAGTGGTCACGACAAGGAAATCCTTGATTTTGCCCGAGATGCACCCACCGGACTCGGTAGGCGCGCATATGGAATTCGGGAAAAGTTTGATATGACGGAGACGTCGTATCTGCAGAAACTCAATCGCCTTTTGGATCACCCCAAGTCCATGGAATACGACGCGCAGACCGTGAACCGGTATCGGCGCATCAGATCCGAAGGAATGAAGTCAGCATCTCAGCGCGCCGAGGAGCGGGCAACTCGCTTCAGCCGTGACGCCCAATAGTAAACGCGTGCCCGCGTGGTCGCGCTTGATTTTGTCGACCCGCAGCAACTTTGTCCTCAACCAAAAAGCACCAACTTTTGGTGATAGGCGAACAAAAAGAAACCGCGACAGGTCCACCCAAAAAAGAAAAGCAATTACTCAAGCATCCGAAGACATTTAGCCGTACCGCCTCGTTATGTGTAACTAGCATTCCTTACAAGGAGAAACCATGACATGTTCCAACTGCATCAGCCCCCCCGAATTTGTGTATTCAGGTGCGGGAATTGAAGACACCAAGTACTGCAAGGTGTGTGTGCCTTATTTTGCCAAAAAATTGGTAGTCCAATACCAAGAAAGTGGGTATCTGGTCCCAGAAGATGCTCCCTTGCCGGAAGTGGACACCCCAGTAGCGACTGTCCCGGAGCCCAAGAAGAAAACCAAGCCGGAAAAAACGACAGATAATGCACCTGAGGCAGCACTTCCTGAGGGAACACCCGGGACCTAATTCATGCGAGTCATCCGCAAGGCCGCGTTTCAAGGACACTCGTTCCCGACAACCAGAACCAAGGCGTGGGGACCATTTCCCGTTGAGGTTCTTGCTGAACCAGTGATCACGTACGACGACACCGACCCCGACAACATTTATCCACCCGGGGCAAGCGCCCAGAACAATTACCAAGGCGTTCCCATGTACCGCTGTAGAGACTGCTCGGCAACGCTGACCGGTGACGAACTTGATGATCACATCTGTGAGGATCCCGCTGATGGCCAAGACTAGAGATGCAAGGGCCAGAACATCATTCGCGAGTCTTCCCAGCGAGCAGGAACTCTCCATCATGCGCAACCGTGAATTCGGGTCCGACGATGCGGTTCCACGACGTACCGCATCCGGACGTGACATGTCCTACTCCATGACGCAAGAGCAGGCCATCGGAGCCGCGTCGTTGATGGATCGATCACAAGTCATTTCACCGCTGGCCGGACTACCTGTGTCAGCAAGCAGCGGCGACTTCTCCTTTGCCAAGGGTGTACTGGGATCCATAGACGATGGTGGATTGTGGGATGACTATTGGGAAGACGAACAAGAAGGTTACGGTTACAGCAACTTGGCGGGTTCATCAGTCACCGTGGGTGGGCAGCGTTATGTGCGGCCCGGTCAAGCAGTCACCACTGGACGGGGTCGTCAGGCCGCACCCATCAGCCTTGTACCCACATCCACGATCAACCCCGAGAGGCCACGCACCGTTGCTGCGGGCTTCGATGAAAAACGACAAGTTCTCACGGTTGTGTTTCGTGATGGAACCTTCTACAACTATTACGACACCGACCGCGACACATGGATGCAATTCAAGACTGCACAATCCAAGGGACGATTCATCGCAGCCTACCTCGACGGTCATGGACGAGGAACCGCAAATATGGCCAAATCTCCTGTATACGCCCGCGAATCCTTGTACCGGGTCGCCCGGACAGGTCAACTCGTTAACGATGGGCAAACCGGTGGGCAATTCGATCGCACACTTGATCCACGCATCAACCCCACCAAATCACGCACCAGCAAACCGGCAAGCAATGGACGCAGAAGGAGCAATTAATTGCCAGAGGTACACGACATCGGTTCACACTACTTCGTTCACGCAATGAAGTACCCCACCAAGAAGTTTCCGTTCATCGATAAAGGAAACACCCAAGAAATTGAGTGGCCTTACCGAACAGGGGACTCACTTGTTATGAGATTCCCTTGGTCACGTAGCAGCGTTGTCCTTGGCAAATGGAATGGTAAAAAAAACGAAACAGATGCGCTCACACAGGCCATCGGAGTAAGAGAGTTGGGCGTATATGTTCCGAAATAAGAAAGTCGACTCGGGGATCCCTCAAAAGATCATCGACCGTGTCCGCAAAATGTCCACCGAGGACCTCGTCATGTGGGGTGATCAGGCTTTGTATTCCACAGGAAGAAGCCTCACCGGTCACCTCAAGGATCGCAACGGGGACTCATTGGCGGAAGCCGTTACCGGAGCGCAAGTAGTTTTGGCTATTGTGGAAGAGGTTGGGCGCCGAAACAATGCGGTACTGTGACGCATAGAGACCCGCAACCAACGAACCACGCGTCAACCAGCAAGGAACGGTAATCCGTAAACTCTTCCGCATTTGTCGACCGGCACACTTGTGAACAAGAGCACTGCACGTCTGCCCACACTCTTTTTTTTACCGGGGTTATCAAGATCCGATACGTCAGCGCGTGATGGTCTATGGAGGACGGAAGATGTAGTCTGCTGGCCTCATGAACGAAAATGTATGGCATGTAACTCCCCGATTCTTGTGTTACTTGGGTATGCTACCCGGTAAAAAGACGGATTGTCACGGTTTTGACTAAAATTCCATTTTTGTCCCTTGTTATCCCTTTTTTGTGTCCGGGTGAACGGATTCGGCACATAGGTGCTACGCTAACGTCATACCCTAAAAGGGTAGTACGAAAATATTAAGGAATAGTGGTGTGATGAATACGAGTCCCGCGAACACCCGGGTTGTTGCGGTGATACCTAAGGCATCCGATATTGAATGTCATGTGCGAATTATTGAGGTCGAAAATGTGCGCGTTCTTGAATTTCGGGATTACATCCCCAGCCTTCAAGAATACGCGCGAGGATATTGGTTACCCCTGAACGAGTCGGCCCTTTACGGTGTTTTGAATGCCGTGACTGAGGTCATGAACTCTGAAAGGGTTTCATGAACAGAGTACGTTGCGCTTCCTGCCGCAGAACATTGGCAGTCACCGGAGCCGAAGTTCTTTTGAGGAACAAATTGTATTGCGACGAATGGTGCACATCTGAGACCCCGGTGACACAGTTTGAGGCGCGGTCGGACCAATGGAGGTTCATGAACGCCAATGGTTGGTCCCCCGTGTATATCGGGAAGGCGTATGGGGTACCACACAGTCAGGTATACAGATCGCTGGCGAGGCAGTAGAACAAGCCTCCAGCATATATGCTACCATTTGATGGTACGGAATCCTTCGTTGTTGTTGGATGTTGTCTAAGGGTCGGGCCTATGGTCCGGCCTTTAGTTTTGAGCAGACAGCGCGGTCGCAAAAAGAGATGCTGTCCTCACACCCCTCCAACATCGGAACAACTTTATGGATACTGATCAATTTGAAGCAATCGATGAAACAGAAGAACTTGTCTATGCAGATGAGGACTTACCTGACGAACTTTCGCAAGAATTTGTTGATCAACTGATCAATAAGGTGATGACTTTCATGGAGGTCCTTGTCGGACACCCACTGCACCCCTATCAAGAACCCTTCTCGCGTAGGATCATTGAATCAATCATCATCGGTGACGGCGAGGAAGTCACCGCTCTGGCTGCGCGTCAGTCCGGCAAATCCGAGGTCATCGCCAACACAGTGGCCACACTGATGGTTCTTCTTCCCAAACTGGCGGTCCTTTACCCTGAACTCCTGAGTAAATTCAAGGATGGATTCTGGGTGGGTCTTTTTGCGCCAACAGAGGGTCAGGCCGAAACACTCTTCGGAAGAACCGTGAGCCGACTAACCTCTGAGCGCGCAGTGGAGATCTTGGGGGATCCAGAAATTGATGACACTGCAACCCGCTCCACAGGTGTCACTAAGGGAATTCGACTCAAGAAGTCGGGGTCCACTCTGACCATGATGACCGCAAACCCCAGAGCCAAAATTGAGTCCAAGTCGTTTCACCTTGTGGTCGTCGACGAATGTCAGGAGTCGGACGACTTTGTCGTCACGAAATCTATTTCTCCTATGTTGGCGTACTACGCAGGTACCTTCGTAAAAACGGGAACACCCACCACCAGCAAGAACAACTTCTACCGGTCCATTCAACTTAATAAGCGCAGGCAGACCTCTCGCAGTTCGAGACAAAACCATTTCCAATGGGACTACAAGGACGTCTCCAAGGTCAACGACAACTACGCGAAGTTTATCCGCAAGGAGATGCTACGCATCGGCGAGGACTCAGATGAATTCCAAATGTCGTACAACGGGAAATGGCTTTTAGAGCGTGGAATGTTTGTGACATCAGGTGTCATGGACGAACGGGGCGACACATCGCAGGAAGTTGTTCGTTCTTGGTTTCGGTCCCCTGTTGTGGTTGGTATTGACCCCGCCAGAAAGTTGGACTCCACCGTGGTCACGGTTGTTTGGGTTGATTGGGATCGACCTGATGAGTTTGGCTATTTTGATCACCGCATTCTGAATTGGCTAGAGATACAAGGGGATGATTGGGAAGAGCAGTACTTTCAGATCACTAACTTCCTGTCCAACTACGACGTTCTGGCTGTAGGCGTTGATGCGAACGGTGTCGGCGACGCGGTCGCGCAAAGACTGAAGATCCTTCTGCCGCGCGCGGAAGTCATTTCGCTGACATCAAGTTCTTCCGAGCAGTCCAAGAGGTGGAAGCATCTGCAGTCGCTGATCCAGAGAAAGATGGTCGGTTGGCCCGCCCATGCGAAGACGCGTCGCTTGCGAACATGGAGGCGCTTCTACCAGCAGATGGGTGACGCTGAGGTTAAATTCTCGGGTCCCAACTTTCTTGTACAGGCTCCGGATGAGGCGCACGCGCACGACGACTATGTCGATTCACTGTCATTGGCGTGTTCCATGACGGCAGACTTAACGCTTCCCTCCGTTGAGGTATCAGAAAACGTTTTCTTCTAAGTGTTCTCTTTTTAGGCTTACGTTGCACGTCCCTGTCTTCACAATGGGGGTAACGCATGGAGGTAAGTATGAGCGAACTAAAGACATGGCTGGCAGGATCTCCTTTGGGTTCTGCATTTAAGGCATTTCTTGCTGTTGTCATCGCTGCTGCAATCGCAGACTTCGTCAACCTTGGGAACATCAACATGATGAACTGGGAGACGTGGGTAATCGCTGGACTTGCATCCTCTACACCCGTGGCGATCAACTGGTTAAATCCCAGTGATCCTCGCTACGGCAAGACCACAGGGAAGTAACTCCCTGTGAATAATGATCCGGGCCTTTTCACGGCCAGTGTTGCCGTAGTTGTTGCCACCATTTCGGTATTCATTACCAGTTTCTTCACGCGGGCGAAGACTAAATCCGACGCCCACGCATCCATAGCCAATGGAGCGTCCACCGCGGTTGACACCATCACGGAGGTTCTGGAGCAGATGCGGAGTGAATTGCAGGAGGCCCGTGCGGAGATTTACGAACTTCGCACCGAGAACCTCCAACTGCAGAAGAGCCTAGCAGAACTGAATATCAAAATTAGTGAACTTTCCCGTGGTAGTTCACGCTGACACGGGGTCCCACAAGATGAACACTGATACAGAGGTACCTCAAGCCAAAGGAGTTGCAATGTCCGTTCCAACAATCGGCCCAGCGCCACAATACCCAGAGCGCGCGCCACAAATGTATGACCGCAAGTTCTCGCCCGCGACGCCGGGGCAAGAGGGACCACTGCGTTTCCAAGAAGGTGTCGCAACCGATACCGACATCCCCACCGATTTTGCCAAGGGCGCCATGCAGGGATACATTTCTGCTCCGGGTCGTCCCAACCGAAACGCTAACGTCTTTCAGAAGTGGCCAGAGGAGACGATGGCCCAGCGCGCACATGTCGGAAGCGCCGCGTGGATCGAAGCACCAACCTTCCTCGGCGAATTTGCCCAAGGAGCATTCACCGATTTCGGCGAGGTCCGCTACGAAATGGCGGTCCGCGATGGAGCCCGTTACCAGCGGATGAACCCAACTGTCGTAGAAGACTAAAACTTTTTGAGTCCCGGGGATGTTTAGGCAGTCCCGGGATCAAGTCTCTACTTAACTACGCATGACCGGGCTACACCAATGGACTATAAATAGTAAAAGGAACCTTTATGGCTGACGTGCCAACGAATCAAAAACTGTGGAACATGTTTGTGATTCAAGCCAGATCAAAATTCGCAAAGTGGCCGTCCCTTCCTGCATCCAAATGGGTTCACAACCAGTACACGTCTAAGGGTGGGCAATTCATCAGCGAGGGACAACTTGCCCGCATGCAAAAGGCGTCCAAGAGACCCGAAAAAAAGACCGGCAAGGACAAGAAGGACAGTAAATGAGTCCCACCGCAGACAACCACACAGGACCTATCTAACCCATATGACCACACAAACTGCTGTTGAGGTGCGAGCACTACGTGCCTCCCAGATGCCGGAAGGCTCTGACACGAATGGTTTGGAGGTGATGCCGTAATGTCAATGGGAACAATAGATTTTGCACCACCATCCTATCGCGCAGCCTCCTCGGATCTGACGATTTCAATTAGCCCTTTAGGGTTAGTCGAACTTGCCGACGAAGAGTTCGAGGTACATGGTCCTCGCCTGAACCGTTATTCACTTAACTGGGCGATGTATCTTGGACATCAATACGCGTACAAAAGAGAAAGCGGAGAGCCACAGGTAGTTCTCAACTACTACCGCGCATTCGTTGACTACCTTGTCAGGTTTACCTTCGCACGCGGTATCCACTTCCGGTCCCCGAAGGCAACCGAGGCCATCGTCCCTGACCGCCTTGAGCGTGTATGGGAGATGGACAACGACAAAAACTCAATCCTTATGGAGATGGGTCAACAGGGATCCATTTCTGGTGACTGCTTCGTCAAAATCGCGTACGAAGAGGCATGGGAAGACAGTGTTGGACGTCAACACCCCGGAAGGGTTCGCATTCTCCCCCTGAACTCGTCGTTTTGCTTTCCTGAATTTCATCCACATGACAGAAATCGTCTTCTCCGCTTCAAATTGAAGTATCGATTTTGGGGAACATCACTTGAAGGAACTCGACAGGTGTACACCTACGTCGAGATTCTCACCGATGAGACCATCGAGGAATACATCAATGACGAACTGATCGATCAAAGACCCAATCCTCTTGGGACTGTTCCCGTTGTGCATATCGCTAATCACCCCGTCTCTGGTTCTCCTTGGGGACTCTCCGATGCGCACGACATCATCGCGGTCAACCGACAGTACAACGAAATTAGCACCGACATCGCGGACATCGTGAACTACCATGCTGCGCCGGTCACGGTCATTGTTGGAGCAAAGGCCAGCCAACTGGAAAAAGGCCCCAAGAAGGTTTGGGGCGGTCTTCCTAAAGACTCACAAGTATTCAATCTTGAGGGTGGAGCATCCGGTATCCGAGGCGCTCTGGATTACCTAGAGATGCTGAAAAGGTCCATGCACGAACTCATGGGAATCCCTGAAACAGCACTGGGACAAGTACAACCAATTTCCAATACTTCTGGTGTCGCACTAAGTATTCAGTATCAGCCGTTGATGAACCGATATTCTCAGAAGATCGCGCAATATGGACGCGGACTCAAGCAGATCAATGAGATTGTTCTTTTGACATTGGCTGTTAAGGAACCAGAGACTCTCATCTACAATCCCGACACCGATGGGCCCATCAAGCCGGGTCAGTACACAGAACTTGATCCTCAAGATCCATTGATGTATGTGACCTTCCCGCATTTCCCGCCGCCGCTTCCGTTGGACAAACTGGTTGTCCTGAATGAAGTTCAAATGCTGATGAGTATGGGTCTGGAATCCAAAGAGGGCGCATTGCGAACATTGGGTGAGGAGTTTCCTGAATCCAAACTGGTGGAGATCCGTACCGAACTTCTCAATGATGCCAAGGCTGAGGGCGCTTTGACACTGATGCGCACCGAGATTTCCAAGGCAATCCAAGACATGACCGGGATGATGCCGGGACCTGATGGGATGGCAACCCCCATGGAGCCAATGATGGCGGGCACCAATGACCTCATCGGTGATGGCATCCCCGGTGGCGAGGACGTGATGGATCAGGCCGGAATGATCGACCTTGAGGCAGAAGCGGATATCCGCAACAGTCTTGTTACTGAGGCATATGGGACCAAGATTGCACAGCGCCGCGCCGGGGATGAAACCTAAAAACTTAGTCTCATACAACTTTTACCAAGACTTCCGTACCAATTAGTAGTTGCCTATACCTAGATCACTTTTCAGAGATCAGATGTGACACGCCCAATCGGGCAATTGGACAAAAACACTAAACAGTAAGGGTTCACATGGATACCACAACGTTCGCAAAGGAAGTAGCCGAGAATTCTGCTGCAGCCGCAGAGAATCTTGCAGAGAACTTCGTACCAATCGTAAGTGAGTCAGTCGTCTCGACGCAGACACAGAAGTTTGAGTCCTACAGCGCAGACGATATGGCAAAGGCGCGGGAACAAGAAAAGCAAAAACTGTACCCGACCGTAGAAAAACTGAAAGAAGAACGCGATCAATTGCGTAAGGAACGCGACGAGCGAGACACAGCAGATATCGCACAAAAAACAGAGGCCGCTGCGGAAGCCAAGAAGCGCGCCGAAGCAGAGATGGATGTTCGTTCACTCCTTGAACAAAAAGAGATGGAGTGGAGCCAGCAACTGGACGCGGAAAGAATGGAACGCGAAAGGGCGTTCGCTCTTCTTGATCAGGAACGTCAATACCAAGAGGTACAGACGTACCGTCATGACCGCCTAGAAGCAGAGCGGGACAACATCATCCCAGAACTTGTTGACCTCATCTCGGGATCCAATTCCGATGAGATCGAGGCCAGCATTGCAAACCTCAAGGAGCGCAGTGAGCGCATCCTTGAATCCGCGCAGCAGGCAATGACGTCTGCTCGCCGGGACATGGCTGGATCGCGGGTAACCGCACCATCCTCCGGACCGTTGGACACAGATACGGGAAATCAATCGTTTACTCCGGAAGATATCCGGAACATGTCTATATCGGACTACCAAAAGTATCGAGAAAGGCTCTTGGGCACTGCTGCCTCAAGCCGTGGTCGTGGATTGTTCGGGTAAGTAAGTCACCCATCCGCCTAGTTTCTAAGAAAGGGAAACCATGGCTTCAGCATTAACAGGTACCGGCAACCTCGCCGCTGCCCCAACAGCCTATTCAGGCTCAAACTCGCAATTGACACAGGCAATCCAGACAATTTGGTCGAAAGAAATCCTGTTTCAAGCAATGCCAATTTTACGGTTTGAGCAGTTTGCCGTAAAGAAAACTGAACTGGGTGTTGCACCCGGCCTTCAGATCAACTTCATGCGTTACATCAACCTCAGCCCATCGAGCGCCCCGCTCACTGAAGGTGTCCGCATGGAAACCAAGTCACTCACCGCAGAACAGATTCAGATCACGGTTGCAGAGCACGGCTACGCAGTAGCGGTCTCTGAACTTCTCCTGAACGCGTCCTTCGATGATGTCATGGCATCCGCGTCACGTCTACTCGGCCGTAACATGGCTCAGTACCTTGACAACCAGAGCCGCGACACCCTCGGTGGAGCGACCACGCAACTCTTCGGTTACGACCGTAGTGGTCTGGCTGGAGTCAACGATTGGTACAACGCAGGAGATGTTGGTACCAAAGCCGACGTCACTGGTGCAGGAAGCGCGTACCACCTGACCACCGCTGCAGTGAAGGACTCTGTTGAGACCCTCGCATCCCGCAACGTTCCTCGCCTCGGTGAGACCTACGTTTGCTTTGTGCACCCTCACCAGTCACGTCGCCTCCGCGACGTCCCAGAATTCATTGAAGTAACCAAGTACGCAGCACCCGGTAACTTCATGCTGGGCGAAATTGGTCGCCTCTTCGACGTGGTCTTCATTGAGACCACACAGGTCCGTAATGGACTCGCCAAGGGCGGAAAGACTCCATGGGATGCAGGCTACAGCGCGGGCGACTCCGCGGGTTCCAATGTCTATGAAGCAATCATGATTGGTGACAACGCCTTCGGCCACGCCATCAGTCTTCCAGTCGAACTCCGCGACGGTGGCGTTCTCGACTTCGGTCGTGAGCACGCAATTGCTTGGTACGGTATCTGGGGTCAAGGCATCATCACGGACATCGCTATTTCAAAGGTGCTCACTGCTTAATCTAACAAGGTAGTCAGCAATAAAGGGATGGGGGCGGTCAATTCGATCGCTCCCATCTTGCCTGCGTGGGTTCACGCAGACAGCCGGGTCCCCAAGCAGAAGACTTAAGAAGTAATTACGTAATCTCTGGAGAAAGAAGAAAATCGTGGCAGTCAACCGACCCAAACCAACCGATGCGACAGGAATGGCGCGTCAAAGAGAAATCAAGAAGAACACCGAAGAACTGAAACGCCGAGCGGACGAGATCACAACTCTGGCCGCCAATGAAGCGATCCGAATGGAAAATGAGGTATTCAATCCTAAGGTATCTGACGACACCGTCGTCCTTGATGAAGTTATCACCTTGGGTACGTCCCTAGCGGACGACTCTGTGGTTGTCCGACTCATCGCTGACATCGAAACCATGACATTTGGTTACGGAAACGACTACTCCTTCCAAGCAGGAGTCAAATACAAGGTTCCTCGCGATCTTGCAGACCACCTAGAAACGCTGGGGTACCTGTACGTCGCCTAGTTTTTACAGTGTGAAAGGTCCCGCCTCATTGGCGGGCCTTTTGCATTTTGCGCAGACGTGTGTGGCATTTGAGGGGACGATAGACACGACGTCAAGGAGGACTTAGTGGCGACACTGACAAGCATTGTCGACCGTGTCCGCATGGAGATCGGTGACAAGGGAAGTTCGTTTGTGTGGAGCACCACAACGACGAACACCAACCGATATGAGGTCCCCTATACGCCACTTCTTGGAGAGACCTTGGCCGTCTTTGTGGACGGGGTAGATGTCGCAAATGCATCACTTATCGAGGAACATACCGGTGTACTGACATTGGATGTGCTTCCACCAGTGGGTACCACCCTGACGGTTCAGGGAACCCATTTTCGTTTCTTCACCGACGACGAGTTGGCGGTAATCAGCGACGCGGCCGTCAGGCAACACCTCTACAACCGCGCCGATGCCTTTGGGCGACCATTAAACATCGAGAATCTCCCCGTGGTGGAGGAATTCCCGGCCGCACTGCTTGCCACCTATCAATCCCTTTACACGTTGGCAACCGACGCATCCTTTGATATTGACATCCAGACCCCCGACGGTGTCTCCATTCCTAGGTCGGAGCGTTACCGACAATTGATGGACATGATCCGTGGTCGCAAGGAGCAATACGACGAACTGTGTCAGGCCCTCAACATTGGTCTGACACGCATCGAGACATTCACGTTTCGCAGGATATCTAAGACGACCAACCGGTATGTCCCCATCTACATGCCTCAAGAGGTCGACGACAGGACCATTCCGTCCAGAATCTTTTTGCCGATTCCCACCTATGGTGGATCCCCTGTTCCCTCCAAGGCGGCTCCTTACGATCTTGTGTTCACTCAGGGCGACGACTTCTCGGTTATCTTGGATTTCCCGTTCACTTTGACTGGTCAAGTCCCCAAATCTCAGATCCGCATCTTCCCAGACTCCGCTGGGAGATTGGCGGAGATCACATGTGTCGTCGTGGACGAAGAACTAGGTAAATTACAGTTGTCGTTAACAAGTTTGCAAACAAAACGAATCCCGCTTCGCTCATACTGGGACATTCAACTGACATTGGACGGTTTCACAGAGACGTACATGTCAGGTCAGGTCTTTTGCCGAAGGCAGATCACCAAGGATTCCACAACAGAATCCAACCAGAATTGGTCTCCCACTGGCTGGGAGCCAGAGGAGTGAGCCACAACCCAGAAGTGGTACAAGTATGGGTGACTCCCACACCCAACGTTGTCGTCACTACAGGAATGTTTAACGATTCAAACGGGGCCAACGTCGCATACCATCATGTGCAGGGAGCATCAAGTACGCAGTGGGATATCCCGCACGGTCTTGGATTCTTTCCTAACGTCACCGTCATGGACTCTGGAGGATCCACAGCGGAGGGCGAACTGGCGCACACATCAAAGTATAGATTACGGGTCACTTTTTCCTCCCCCATCAGCGGTAACGCTTACCTGTCTTAGGAGAACCAGTGGCACGCAAATTTTTGACACCTATTGATCTCGGGAAACTTGAGATCCAAAACGTAGCCGCGCAGAATCTGGGCTCGTTCCCGGCATCGCCTGCCGTCGGGCAGTTCGTGTATCGGACTGACATCAAGAAATTCTTCGTGTTCACGAACGACACCGATCTGGGAACTTCCGGGTGGGTGGCCTCCGATGGATCCGATATTCCGGACAGCATCATCACCAGTGCCAAGATCCTTGACGGAAGCATTGTCAACGCAGACATTAATGCGTCAGCAGACATTGATGCAGGAAAACTTGAGACCACTTCCTTCAACACAAAGGTGCGCGTCAATCAACTGGACCAGATGGCGGTCCCCACAGCATCGGTCTCTTTAAACACCCAAAAAATAGTTAACCTTGCTGACCCCACTAACGACACCGACGCGGCCAATAAGCGTTACGTGGATGCTGCTGTTGTTGGTATCGACTGGAAAGCATCCGTTAAGGCCACCACCGTTGAGGACACCACGCTTTCCGGTGAGCAGACAATTGACGGCGTTTCACTTCTGGCCGGGGATCGTATACTCGTTAAAGATCAAAGCACGGGAGCCAACAACGGCGTCTATGTAGTGTCTGCAAGCACATGGAACAGGTCCTCAGATGCCGACACGGGTGATGAACTCACCGCGTCTTTCGCTGTTTTTGTTGAACAGGGAACCGTCAACTCCGACAGCGGTTGGGTCCTAACAACCGATGGAGCCATAACGGTTGGCACAACCTCGCTCGTCTTCACTCAGTTCACTGGTCTTGGTCAGGTCACTGCAGGTTCTGGACTCATCAAAACAGGCAACATTATTGATGTCGTAGGAACAAGTGACCGCGTCACCGTCAATGCCGACAATATCGACATCGCGTCCACATATGTTGGGCAAGCATCCATCACCACCGTGGGAACCCTTGCAACGGGCACATGGAACGCAACCACCATCTCGGTGGCCAATGGTGGAACCGGCGCAACCACGGCGGGTGGCGCACGGACCAATCTTTCCGATACATCCAATCCTCTACCGCAAAAGTATGCGGCAAGTGTCGGAGGGGCCACCACCGCGGTTGTCACGCACAACCTCGGCAGCACCGATGTCGTCGTTTCGGCATACCTGTCGGGCGCATTGGTGGAGTGTGACATCACGATCACAGACACGAACACGGTCACCTTGGGGTTTGCGGTCGCACCCGACGCAAGTTCCATTCGCGTTGTCGTCATCGGTTAATATCATCGGAGTAAAAGTTGTCCATTAGACGTCTTGTCCCGCTAAATGCCGTCGCTCTTCCGAGTGCACCCTTGGGTGAGCACCGAGAGGGAGACCTCTACTACAACACCACCGAAAAAACAGTGTACGCATACGACGGAGCAGTATGGAGTGGGACCAGCGGTTCAGGTGTTGCTGTTCTTGATGTGGCTTTTCAAGCACCAAGCGACCCAGACATCGGTCAACTCTACTTTGATCGGTCCACCAACTCTGCTCGTCTCTATGACGGTAGCGGGTGGGGAGACATGGGCGGGAACTCAGGGTTTACTACCGGAGGGTCAAGTAGTGGCCCCTTTTCGGGAGAACTATCTGGCGGGGAGAGCGGGACACATTTTACTTCGACGGCCAGTATTGACGGTGGGAGTTCGTCTGTGTAGCGGAGTGAGACGAGCCTACCCGCTAATTACACGCGTGAGTAAGTCGATACTTCGTGTGACTAAGCAAGAATAATAATGACCATCTAGTTAAGGAGCGCGCAGGTGGCAGTAAAAATTCAAATAAGACGTGACACGTCTTCTCTATGGGGGATCAATAACCCAGTTCTGCTCATTGGTGAACTTGGTGTCGAAACTGACACCAGCAAGTTTAAAGTAGGAAACGGAGTTTTAACTTGGAACTCCTTGGAATACGCAACACTCAGACCTTCTGAAATTGACGCAGCGGCATCCAGTGCAGTGGCTGCTCTTGTTGACGCATCTCCCGGAACCCTAGACACTCTCAATGAACTCGCTGCTGCTCTGGGAGATGACCCCAACTTTGCAACAACAGTGGCAACACAAATCGGTAACAAGGCCGACTCGTCCTCGGTAAGTTCGCACACCGGAGCAACAACAAGTGTTCATGGCATTACCGACACATCTCAACTTG